AAGTTGGGCCTCTGCAGGTGTGCCAGATCTATTGTGTTATAATGAAAAAGGTAAATTTTTTACAGTTGAATTGAAAGTAGAGAAACGTAAGAAATTAACATTCTCCCCACACCAAATTGCGTTCCACGTGAAGCACCCTGAGAATACTTTTATCTTGGCAAAGGCCCTCGATCCTTTGTCCATAAAACTTTATACAGGAAGAGATATACTAAAAATAATTAACCGTGAATCAGTGTCACCTATTGCAGAATCATGGACCAAGATCCAAGAACACTTTGTCAATGTAACATAACGCCGCACCGCGGTGAGTGCTTGCGGGCGGGCCCCACCCTATATATCTCTCTCAGCTTGCGCCTTGTCGCATGTTGCTTGTCGCCTGTTCCTTTATCCTATTATCCTTTTTCCAGGCATAAAAAAACCCAGGCCATTTCTGGCCTGGGATTGGAGGGAAACTATTTCCTAAAGTTTTGTCTGCACTCTGGAGCGTGTTCACCGTAGAACTCAGCGATATCGATGAATGCCCTTCCCAGTTTAGTTTTTTCCATCTTGCTGATGGACCAGCTATCCCGGCTGCAAACAAGTGTGTATATTTTTTCAATTGCCTTAAGAGCACGATCCTCACGATCGTACTCAAAAGTAATTTCCTGGATCTTTTCTCGAACCAGGGACATAGATCTATTTGGCATCTACTAACCCCTTTCTGTATTTTAAAAAGTCTTCGTTCTTCTCCAACTTTTCTTCCAGCCATCTTTCTCCGGCCTTGATCCATCTTCGGATAAATTTGTAACGCGGATCTTGTCCCACGTTGCATTTGTAGCCGATCATTCCATGAACCTGACCTTTTACAAAAGCCAAAGAATGTGACTTTGTCCAAGGACCAAGATCCAGCATCTGAAGAAACATTATTCGGAAAACAATTTCGTCCTGGTTCTCCTTCGTAACCTCTCTCATATCGATTGCCATCATGGTCCAACAGAAATTTGCTGCTGTGTCGTGTTGCTCTTTGGTCCAACCTTCTGTGTCCAAAGCCGTGTAGTCGTATTGTAATGCCATTTTTTCCTCCGTTTGTTAAATTGACAATATCGAAGCATCGCATTTTTAAATGAAAAAAAATATTCGCTTTTGTGTCGCACCTGTTACTTTTTCTCAACTTGTGCGTGTGCCTGCGCCTGTGACCTTGTACCGCGGGCCCTGCGTCAATTTGCCTGTCAAGTGAATCATTGTCACATGTGACAATTTGTCGCAGCCTGGTGAGTGCTTGCGGGCGGGCCCCACCCAAAAAAAACACACCTATAGCATGCTTGTTACTTGTCATTGCTTGTTGCTTGTTGTTTGCCTAAGGCTTCTTCTATATCAGTATATGGAACTGATTCTTGAATTGCTTGTTGCTTAAACTCTTTTAAAAATTTCTCACACTTGCGGACGTATGCTTTTGATAAATCTTTCTTGTTAAAAATAAAATAGTTCAATAAATTATTATGCTTAGATCTAATCATCTTTTTCAAAATCCTCTATATCCCAGCCATCACAAAGTGAAGAGTGATCAACGTCAGGTGAAGTTGTCCATCTAGTTTCTTTGCCTTGCTTGTTGGTTGTAATAAAAGTAATTTTATCAACCATTAAAGTTGATAATTCTTGAGTAGTCATTTTTTTCATATTTCCTTCCGTGGTTAGTGTTTTAAATAAGTAATATTTTTAATTCTTTTATTCCAGCAAGCTCGACAATCTAAACATTTGCCGCCCTGAGTAGGCGCTGGACACGTTGCTTTTTTAGGGTCAGTTGTTACCGTACTTGAGTGTTTCCAAAACTTGCCCGCGGGCCCGTCAACGTTAGTTCCTGATAATCTTATAATTAAATTTTTAGGAACTCTTTTAACTGGTATTAATTTTAAAAACTGAGCTTCTTTAGTTGGCATCCAATGCTTAACGCCTGGCGTTAACTTAGCAATTTTAAAAATTTTTAATAAGTGTTTAATGCTTTGAATATCTCCCGCATCATGCCATCTGAATTCTTTACACTTAAAAGAATTTATTTGAGCGGCCATCGCTCGAACCCATAAAGGGTTATTAATAGATTTTAAACGCTTGTATTGCGCGGCCTTGACGCCTTTATACATAGAATAAAAACCTCTTTTAGCATAACAACCATGACAGACAGTACCAGGAATTTTTGCAAGCTTGCCGCCCGTCTTGCATTCCCACGCGGGCAAGCCGTAACTATATCCAGGCATTTTATTTGGTTTACTAAAAGACCATGTAATATCTTTTAATTGTTTTTTATTCATGAGTAAGTTTTAACAGATCCTTGAGCCGTGAACATTGCGCAAAGTGTCGCATCCGTGGTGAGTGCATGTGGGCGGGCCCCACCCAAAAAAAGCGAGCTCAAAAAAATGCCCTGCACAACCCTGCAGGGCTTGGGGAATGTTTTGATTTTTTTAAAGAGCAGTAAACATACAACAAGGCCCTTACAGTATTTTAGCTGTCACGCTAGCGACAACAGGATTGCTGTATCACCTACTTATTTTATTTTAACGACGTCGGAATAAGTAAACAGACGCATGACCAGTTCAATTTTTTAGTTGACTGATCCCAGGTCCTATAGTTTGTGAACCGTCGTTCACCAGGCCGCGACTTACTGGTTATAGGACCAGGGATCAGCAGGGGCGATTGCTCGCCCCTTACTTAAGCTTAAGCAGGCAAGTTAACCGATCTTAACTTCCCGAAGTCTTTGGGTAGCATATCTAAAAAAGTAAAGCTACCGTCTTCCAACCCAACCTGGCAACGAACTTCCGCGCCATCATTGTGTGGGATCGATAAAACGATTGGATACAATTTCATTGCATCAAAGTCCCAGACTTTTATGTCCGATCCTCTGTTCAACTTCAATCGTCTAGCTTTAGTAACAAGCTTTTCGAAAGTTGACCAATCCATGAATTTATATTTATTCATAACCCCACTATATATGTTTCACGTGAAACATAAATATGACAGATCGTCGCACCCAGAGTAGAGCATGTGGGCGGGCCCCACCCATTTAAAAAAAATAAAACTGCGACAATTTGTCAAATAGTATTTTAAATTAATTTATTTATTGTGAGTTTATAACTTAACAAACGGAGGATAAAGTTATGACAAAAACAATGACAAAATATCAATTAGATCATTTTGAAAGAAAAGTAAGAAGACAATTTGATCCATTGATAGATGACCAAGAACTGTTGGTAAAACAGTTTAAAGCAAAAGCGACTGATCTTGCTGTTGCCAAATTATCTAAAAAGATTGGTGCTGATAAAATCATCAATAAGTTTAGACAAGCTGAAAAAATGTTAGAAGACGCCAGAGCAACGGCACTAACTTTTTTTGAAAAGAAAAAACCAAAAGATGAAGACCTTAATTATTCTTTTAGAAATAAAGGCAATAGTTATAGAGATGAAAAGTTGTCCTTATCTGATTGTGAACAACAGTTAAGAGATTGGGCTTCTAATCAAGCTGAAAAAGAAATAGAGAGAAGACCAGAGGGCGCAAGGCTTAAACAGTTAAAAGAGCTAAAAGAAAAAGCGATTGATACTGTTATGGAAAGCGGAACGCCCGATACTTTGGCTATTGCTTTGGATAATGTAAGTAAAAAAATAGGGTTAAGGTGGGACACTGAATTAAACGCCTTACCCAATTTTAAAAAAGAAAACTAACACTTGACAATGGTTATGGGATAATGTAATTATTATCCCATAACAGAAAGGTATAATATGACAAACATAAACGACATAATAAAACCATTAAATAGAATAGCTGATACGCTAGATGAAGTATTAACATTAGTTAAAAAAGATATGGAAGATAGTAAGTCTCGTATCACAGCACAATGGGACAATGAGTTAGATAAAAGAGAGGTAGTTAAGAAAGATGAGAACTTTAATTACTCTCAATTAGAACTACCATTTCCAGAGGTTGAATAATGAAAAGAATATTAGAGGACTTTGAATATATTTATTTTTTCAAAGACGCTTTTAATTCTAAATTAATTGGAAGACCTTATTTAATAAATGAAAATGGCTTCAATGAAGATGAAATCAAAGAAGCTAAAGAGTTTATTAAAAAGAATGGTACTAAATTCTATACTGTTGATGATGATGACCTTGATAAAACCGAGGGTTATTATTATTCAAATGTACATGATATTGACTTTCCGCCATTAGATAAAATGATGGCGGACAGTGGCCACACTAAATTGTATTTTTTCCAAAATAATCAATGGAGTATATTATAATGGAAAGTGTAATGCGATTAATAATGATATTAACTGGCTTTGTGTTAGCTATGTTAGGTCTAATAACTTTTATACATTCAGATCATCAAACACTTGGAGTATTGATTTTGTTTGGTGGTGTGATGTCAATGTTTGGAGGATTACCTAATCATGGGACTAGTAGTTGATCAAAAGAAAGAAGAGTTTATTGGTCAGGGCTTCTCTAAAAAAGAAGCCAGGATCAAGGCACATGAGTGGTGCGAACAAACGAACACTTGTCGTGGGTGTAGCAAAGTCGTGCGATTAGATTGGTGGTCATGGAAGCAAGGCTACTGTAAGGATTGCATAGACTAGTCAATATGTCATAACGTCACACCCCAGTAGTGCGGGGTGTGACAAAGTGTCGCAGGTTATGGGGAGTGCATGTGGGCGGGTCCCACCCATAGAGGTACCAGACCAAACTCAAAAGTCGAACTTTTTAAGAGGGGGGAGGGGTAGATTTTCTAAATATGGTACCTAGTATATGTTCTATAGTGTTTGATTTACAGAGAGATTCCTGCTAAATACTTTTTGGTACCATAATTAAAAATTATGCTTAGTTTAGAAAAAATAAATGCAATTGCAGATCCGAAAGTTAGAAGACAATTAAAATTAGATATTTTAACTAGAGTAAAAAAATCTACTCAAGAAAAATATAGAACTGATTTTTTATCTTTTGTAAAATATACTTGGCCTGAATTTATTGAAGGGTACCATCATAAAGAAATTTCAAATGCATTTAATAGAATCAGAACAGGAGAATGTAAAAGATTAATTATTAATATGCCACCTAGGCATACTAAATCAGAATTTGCTTCTTATTTTTTACCCGCTTGGATGATTGGTAACAGACCAAATTTAAAAATTATTCAAGCAACTCACACAGCAGAACTTGCAATTCGTTTTGGTAGGAAAGCTAAAACATTAATTGACTCAGAAGAATATCAAGATTTATTTAAAACAAGACTTAGAGAAGATTCAAAAGCTGCAGGACGTTGGGAAACGAACGGAGGTGGAGAATACTTTGCAGTTGGTGTCCAGGGTGCAGTGACCGGGAGGGGTGCTGATTTATTAATTATTGACGATCCACATTCTGAGCAAGATGTAAATTCACCTACTGCATTTGATAATGCATATGAATGGTATACATCAGGACCACGTCAACGTCTTCAACCAGGTGGAGCAATTGTAGTTGTAATGACAAGATGGTCTACAAAAGATTTAACAGCACAGTTGGTTAATGCTGGAGCAAAAGAAGATAAAGCAGATCAATGGGAAGTAATTGAGTTTCCTGCAATCATGCCAACAGGAAAACCTGTATGGCCAGAATATTGGAAGTTAGAAGAATTAGAAAAAGTAAAAGCATCTGCTGGTATTTCAAAATGGAATGCACAATACATGCAAAACCCAACTGCAGAAGAAGGTGCTTTGTTAAAAAGAGAATGGTGGCAAGATTGGGATAAAGATTATATGCCTCCATTGCTTCATGTTATTCAAAGTTATGATACTGCATTTTTAAAAAAAGAAACTGCCGACTATTCGGCAATTACAACTTGGGGAATTTTTGCAGAGAATGAGGGAGATCCACAACATATAATTTTACTTGATGCAATTAAGGAACGTTTAGAGTTTCCTGATCTAAGACGTCTTGCAAAAGAACAATATGATTACTGGCAACCCGAGACAGTTTTAGTCGAAGCCAAGGCATCTGGTCTTCCACTAACATACGAACTCAGACAGATGGGGATACCCGTCGTTAATTTCACTCCATCCAAAGGTAACGACAAACACAGCCGTGTAAATTCTGTAGCCCCACTGTTTGAGTCCGGTATGGTTTGGGCTCCTAAACAAAGAGAGTTTGCTCAAGAAGTAATTGAAGAGTGTGCTTCATTTCCATTTGGAGATCATGATGACCTGGTTGATAGTACAACTCAGGCATTAATGAGATTTAGACAAGGGGGGTTGATTATTCACCCAGAAGACTATAAAGATGAGGAGCTTCCAAGAAAAAACAAAACTTATTACTGGTAAATGACATTTGTATTTAAACACCCAAGTAAGTATAAAAAACTTACAACAACTGTACCACCAAAATCAGGGCCACAATCTCAAGGCTTGAATGTTGAGTATAATACTGTTAAAGATGTAAAACTGGAGAAAATTAATGGCAGAAATAGACAAAGCACTTCCAAACGAAGTTAGAAAAGAAGTTGAAATAGAAGGCCCAGAAGCAGCGGCTGAAGAGAATATTGAATTACAAGAGGAATTACCTAATCAAGGTGAAACAGAAATTACACCCACTGAAGATGGTGGAGTAGAAATTAATTTTGAACCAGGAGCCTTCAACCAGGCTCAAACTGAAGGACACTACGACAACCTAGCTGAGTTATTACCAGAGGAAATTTTGATGCCTCTTGGTTCAGAATTATTTGCTAATTATTCAGATTATAAATCTTCAAGAAAAGATTGGGAACAAGCTTATACTAAAGGCTTAGATCTTTTGGGATTTAAGTATGAACAAAAATCAGAACCTTTCCAAGGAGCAAGTGGTGCAACACACCCCGTATTAGCAGAAGCGGTTACTCAATTTCAATCTTTGGCTTACAAAGAATTGCTCCCGGCTCAAGGACCTGTAAGAACTCAAACTGTTGGAGCCCCATCTCCTCAAAAAACTTCTCAAGCAGAACGAGTAAAAGAATTTATGAATTATCAATTAATGGATCAAATGCCAGAATATGAAACTGAGTTTGACCAAATGTTATTTTATTTACCATTATCAGGTTCTGCATTTAAAAAAGTTTATTATGATGAATTATTGGGACGAGCTGTATCTAAGTTTGTTCCAGCAGATGATTTAATTGTTCCGTATTCAGCTACCTCATTAGATGATGCGGAATCAATTATTCATCGAATTAAAACTTCTGGAAATGATTTAAGAAAACAACAAGTCTCAGGTTTTTATAGAGATATAGATTTAACTCCAGGTTATGAAAATGAATCTGATGTTGATAAAAAAGAACATGAATTAGAAGGAATGCAACAGTCGGGCAAACAAGAAGATGTCTTCACATTACTTGAATGTCATGTTAACCTAGACATCGAAGGTTTTGAAGATCGAGGACCCGATGGGGAAATGACTGGTATTAAATTACCTTATATTGTAACGATCGAAGAAAACTCTCGACAGATTTTATCTATCAGAAGAAACTATGAGATAGGTGACAACAAAAAGAAAAAGATTTCTTATTTTGTACATTTCAAATTTTTACCTGGCTTAGGATTTTATGGATTTGGTTTAATTCATATGATTGGTGGATTATCAAGAACAGCAACATCAGCTTTAAGATCTTTATTGGATGCAGGAACTTTATCAAATTTACCTGCAGGATTTAAACAAAGAGGAATTAGAATTAGAGATGATGCACAATCTATACAACCTGGTGAATTCAGAGATGTAGATGCTCCTGGTGGAAACATAAGAGATGCTTTTATGACTCTTCCATTTAAAGAGCCAAGTGCAACACTTCTTCAACTTATGGGTGTCGTTGTACAAGCTGGTCAGCGTTTTGCATCTATAGCTGACATGCAAGTAGGTGAGGGAAATCAACAAGCTGCAGTGGGAACGACAGTTGCATTGCTTGAACGTGGATCAAGAACCATGAGTGCGATTCATAAAAGATTATATGTAGGATTAAAACAAGAGTTTAAATTATTATCACGTGTATTTAAACTTTATCTACCTCAAGAATATCCATACGATGTTGTAGGTGGTCAAAGAATGATTAAGCAAGCTGACTTCGATGATAAGATTGATATCTTACCAGTTGCAGATCCAAATATATTTTCTCAAACTCAAAGAATATCTTTAGCTCAAACGGAATTACAATTAGCTCAATCTAACCCACAAATTCATAATCTATATGCTGCATATAGAAATATGTATGAAGCCTTGGGTGTAAAAAACATTGACTTAGTTTTAAAGAAACCACCTCAACCAATGCCTAAAGATCCATCACTAGAACATATTGATGCATTAAGTAGCATACCTTTTCAAGCGTTTAAAGGACAAGACCATAGAGCTCATATTACAGCTCATATAAATTTCATGTCTACTAACATTGCAAAAAATAATCCAGTAATAGGAGCTACACTTCAAAAAAATATCTTTGAACACATTAGTTTAATGGCTTTAGAACAAGTTGAAATGGAATTTGTAAAAGAAATAACTCAATTACAAGCGATGCAACAAAATCCACAAGCGATGCAGAACCCACAAATGCAACAAATGGTTATGCAATTAAATATGAAGATTGAATCTAGAAAAGCTGTACTTGTTGCAGAGATGATGGATGAATTTTTACAAGAAGAAAAGAAAATTAATGGTGATTTTGGTAATGATCCTATTGCAAAACTAAAAGCAAGAGAACTTGACATCAGAGCTGCTGAAAATAATAGAAGAAAAGAGCAAGATGAAGAGAGAATCAACCTTGATAAGATGAAAGCAATGATGAATCAGATGACAGACCAACAAAAATTAGATCAAAATGAAGAATTAGCTAATTTAAGAGCTGATACATCCATCGAAAAAACTGTTTTACAACACGCTCTAAAGAATCAAAACAATTAATTATGAAAAAAGCAGAAAAAAAGATAGCAAAAGTAATGAGAGAGTACAAAAAAGGTAAATTACCGATTGGAAAATCTAAAAAACCTGTTAAAAGTAGAAAACAAGCAATAGCAATTGCTCTTTCCGAAGCTGGAAAAAGCAAAAATAGGAGAAAAAAATGAATAAGTTTGATAAATTAGAAAAAAACGTTCCAATGCCTAAAGGCGGCAAGGTAGAAGACGGATATCCTGAAGGTGGAGTAGAAATTCCAACTCCAAAAGCAGGTGAAGTTATGACTGAAGTCGTTAAAGGTCAAGGAAACGTACTTCCAGAGAAAAAAAGAACAGCTAAGTGGTACTAGTATGTGGTTTAGCGCTATTAAATTAGCCGCACAAGCAGGCTCACACATTTTTAAAAACCGTCAGAAGACAAAAATGTTAATGGCGGATGCACAAATGCGTCATGCTGAAAAAATGGCACGAGGTGAGGAAGCTTACCAGGGCAAATTGTTAGAAGCTAGACAATCGGACTGGAAAGACGAATTTATTTTATTATTGCTCTCGGCCCCGATAGTGATGCTTTCATGGGCGGTTTTCTCAGACGATCCGAGTGCAATGGAGAAAATGAAATTGTTTTTTGATTATTTCTCACAGCTTCCTTTTTGGTACCAAACAATTTTCGTGGGCGTCATCGCGAGCGTTTATGGACTTAAGGCAACAGATTTAATTAAACGTAAATAGGAGAAAACTATGAAACCAAAGAAAAAAATACCTGCAGGTAAAAAAGGTAAAGGTATAAGAGCTTTGAAAAAGAAAGCTCCACAAGTAGCTAAAAGAATGGGTTACAAAAAAGGAATGAGGGCTTGTGGCTAAACTTTGTGCAAAAGGAAAAGCAGCAGCTAAAAGAAAATTTAAAGTGTACCCATCTGCATATGCAAATATGTATGGATCAGCCGTTTGTTCTGGTAAAATAAAACCAGGTGGAAAAAAGAAAAAAACTAAAAAAAGAAAATAATGGCTCAAGGAGGTTTACGTAAATGGGTTCAAGAGAAATGGGTAGACATAGGAGCACCGAAGAAGAACGGCAAGTATCAACCATGCGGAAGATCGAAGGGCAGCAAAAGGAAGTATCCAAAATGCGTCCCACTTGCAAAAGCCACACGAATGACAAGTTCGCAAAAGGCCTCTGCTGTCAAACGAAAAAGAGCTGCAGGTAATACTGGACCAAAACCAACAAACGTAAAAACGTTTGCAAAAAAATCAAAAAGAAGTTAATAATAGAATTTATTATGGCTAG